GACAAAAACTTAAAGTTTAAAAACATTTTGAATACTAGAAAATGACGATAGAAATATGTACATCACATTATAAAGAAGATTTAGAATGGTTAAAAAAATCCGAGTATCCAGTAACAGTAATTCACCACGATGGAGGGGATGAACCTGATTTTGAAAATGTAATCACGATTCAAAATAAAGGAAAAGAGGCGAGCGCGTATCTTAAATTTATAATAGATCGATACGATTCATTACCTGACCATGTTGCATTTATTCACGGACACGAAACGTCGCATCATCAAAAAGCTGGACGTCCTTTATTAGAATTGATAAAAACTGCAAATATTGAAAAGTTCAAATTCATACACTTGAACAATATATGGAGATTTATCATTCGACATTCGATGATGAAAGAGCACGAAACATTTATGAAAAAATTCAATATAAATTTTCCAGATTTTTCAATCATCAATCCTCACGCGCAATTCATAGTTTCTAAAGAAAGAATCTTAAAAAACCCAAAAAGTTTTTACAGTGATATGTACACGTACATAATGCTATACGAGTCAAATGAAACTGACGTAGAGGTATCTTGTGAATATATATGGCAGTACATATTTGATGAGATGTCACAAACACCTAGTTTTGACTATTTTATACCATCGCTAGATAAACTTTGTTATTTTCCAAATTGTCCATTTCCTAGAAAAATTCCTTTGATAGTTGAAGCATCTACACAAAAAGAATTTGATATGTACAACGATATGGGTCCTTATTTTGTACACACTGAAAAGTGTGAAGATTTTGACATCACGGGTAAAAATATATTCATTTGTAAAGAGCATGAGTTATCAAGCATGATACAATACATTTTCAATCTTAATGCGCAGTTTATTAAAGAATTAAATCTACATAGTAAATAGAAATGGACGCGACTGATTACACAACCGTTCCCGGTCAGCTTTTTGCGTGTCTGTCTATCGTGGGCCCCGAGTGCCCCCAGCGCAACGACAAGTTCGGAATCAAGATCCGCGGTGCATTCCCTACTCGAGACGAGGCTGAGAAGCACGCAAAGCGTCTCCAGAAGGAGGATGCGACGTTCGACATTTATGTAGTTGACATGTACAAGTGGCTTCTGATCCCGCCGGATCGTGACCACATCGAGGATGTTCATTATGCAAATGAGAAGCTCGATGAAATTTTCAGCAAGTACAAGGAGAATCAGCGAATGGCTGCATCTCTCTTCGAACAGCGTAAGAAGGAGATGATCACAAAGCCTCTCGAGGGTTCTGACACACCGTATATCGATCCGAGCGATGAGAATTCCAAGTTTTACACAAAGCCGGACGTTCCTCCCATTCCGCATCCGTCCGAGTTTATCGATGCGATCCAGAAGGAGTTTCCAGACATGTCCATCGACGATGTTGTGAAGCTCGCAGATCAAAAGGTACAGGATGAAATCGACCGTCGCGCCAAAGAAAAACCACAGACAATTGTAGAAGAAGATGACGTCGAGGATGGTGGTGATTCTGGCTCTGGCAGTGCTCCTGGTACTTCTAATTCAGAGTAAACGAGTTTCGTTTTTTCCAGACTCTGCGCTCGACATATACAAGGATATGGCGGCGGGTACAGCCCAAATTAACGCACTTGCAGATTTTTTACAGGAAAAGGAGGATGACATGAAAACAGTCAAACCTTATTTCGAAGGTGAAGGGTTCAATCTAGATTACACAATTCCCATGCATCCTGCCGGCGACGAGTTTGACGATTATGATTACAATAAACCGGTAGAATATGATTATTCCAAAGACGACACTTCAAAGTACGACAAAACGGGTACATACAAAGAACTCATAATAAATTATATCGTAAAATATTACGATCCCATTCAAAAAGTTATTCGGGGTCTGGATAAAGAAAATAACGATGACGCCAAAATCATAAACGAACGTATACAGAGACTCGTAAATACCAAAGAAATTGTGAATAAACGTAAAGAATTGGTTTCTGATGAAGAACTTGTTCAATTGTTAAACAACCTTATAGATTACAATACAGAAGTCGAATACACCAAATACAAAGAAGATATAAAAGACATGTACGAGTATGTACAGACACAAAAGATACCACAAGAGGATTCGGGTTCTTTGAATCCTATTGTGGATGGATATGTGACACGTGAGATGTGTCCTTTAGAAAAGGACGAAGACAGATTCACATGTATAAAGAGAACTTTTGAATGTGACACGCAAAAACCATGGGCTGATTGTGACAAACAATTAGAACAGTGCGGAGAAGATGTCTGTAAATATGGCAAAGACGGTAAAATCGTAAAGAGATTCACCGCCGGGGGGGTACCAACGCAGCCACCAATTGCTCAATCGCCAACAGTTCAATATTCTGCTGAATCACCTGGTCGTATGTAAATTGAGGGTAAATCTCCTTGCATATACCTTCGACGAGCGAGGATGTTCTTAGGATCGTGAGGGTTATGGTATCAAGTTCAATAGGTACCATTATATCATCTTGTGTGTATGTGAAACTTTTGGGATCAAGTGTGTCTAGATACATGAAGAATTTGTTTGTAAAATTCTCAGCCGCGGAAATGTCCTTTATGACCATTCCCATGTCTGACATTGCTTTGAGTAGACCTTGTGTGTTGCGGTCCTGTGAGGCTATGAGGACGTCGCGCATAGCCTTTTGATAAAATTCTGGAATTCGAATCACGTTTCCAAAGTCGTACATGACAATTTGATTTTCACCGCGAACACCTATGTTTCCTGCGTGCAAATCTCCGTGAATAACACCATTGTACAGAATCTGTTCTATGAATGTATTCATAAGATTTTCTGAAATTGCTAATGGGTTTTCACACGTCTTTATGGGTTCGCTCGGGAGGTACTCCATGACGATGTGATCGCGACCGGACAATTCAGGAACTACTCGAGGTACGCGAACATTCTTGTTGTACCTGTACATGTCATAAAAGAATTGAATGTTTGAAACCTCTTTTGAAAAGTCGAGTTCATCAGCTATATTCTTCTCGAAATCTTCGAACCAATCTGACAAAAGAGACATTTCAGTCATGAACAATTTCGAAATATTGAGAATACCTTTTATGTCCCTGAGTTCTTCTCTGAGATCCGTGTCTACGTTCGGTCTCTTTATTTTAATGGCGACGAGTCTCCCATCACCAAGTTTACCAAGATGAACCTGTGCGATGGATGCCGATGCTAGAGGGACCGGATCCATATACTGTACGCCTTTTGGTTTGAGTGCGTTGAATGTTGTCGTTGTCGTCGTCTGGTTCTGTAATTTTGAGAGTTCGTCCGAAACATCCTTTCCGAATAAATCTGGTCTATTTCCTATAAATTGACCTATTTTGATATATGTCGGTCCAGACTCTTCAAGGGTCCTCTTTAACCACTTCCCTGATGTTTGTTTGTTGTTCCTCGTAACGAGTCTCGTCAGCTCGAATCCAATCCCTATCTTCAATGTCTTCATCCCTGAATATACTCTTTATAAAATCCACCTCTGAACGAGCAATTTTTTTAACATTTTCGTGCCAATTTTTCAACTTTTGGATACGAGCCTTCTCGAGAACTCTGCGTCTGTTGTTGGGATTTGGCTTTGGCTGCTGATGAGGAGGGGTGGCGGTGGCACGGACTGGCATCACAATCATTTTAAAATATTCGCGATATTTTAAAATGATGATCAGAAAGAAAGCAAGAAGAGGGGGTAGATTACGCCAGCCGTACCACGGGCTGGTTGTTGTTCGTCTGAATGGTGGAGGAGGCGCCACGGGTACTAAAATTAAATCGATCAATCAGATTTTTCATAATGTTGTGTACGGGAATAGAGAAATACAAGTCAATCCAAATAAACAACGACAGTATGTGAATAGCGTACTCCCCAGGAACCAAAACAGAAACCAAGTGAAACGTCTCATTCATAAAGCTGCCCAGTTTGTAGCGATAAGAAGAAAAGAAAATTTGAATAAAGGCAGACCGGTACAAAGAACCAGTCACGAAAAGGCACTCGAAACTTACAAAATAATTACAAATATGTTTTCAACTCCTCCGGTCGTAATTTCTCCTAAATATAGAGTGTACTTGTTAAATGCGCGTGAAAATTTGAAATATATACCGACAAACAATGCAAGGGTTAGAGGAAACAAAACGAATGAATTACTTAGTCTTCCGAACTGGAATCGGAATCATCCTGTACGATAAAGTCGACGAGACTTCCTTCACTGTCACTGTCGTCCTCTTCGTCCTCTGTGTACTCTGAAGGTATGTCACTGTCGTCATCATCTTCAGTGTCGTATTCATCTGATGAAAAATCATCTTCAACCTTTTCAATAGGTTCGTATCGTTCCGGCTTCTTTACGAGTCTCCCTGATCGGGTCTTCGTCGTCTGGGGTGTGACCATTGCCTTTATTTATTTGCTTTATATAATCTTTAAAAGCCTTAGAGTAATCATCCGCGTATTTATCTGGAATGTGAAGATTCAAATTTTCAAGTTCGCTTATTGAACCTGTACGTTCGAACCGTGTCCATAGTGAAGGTTCGTATACGGAAAATCGCTCGAGTTCAGTCGTATCAACTTTTTTTCCATCCGTCCGGAAGATAATCATTGATAACACAATGATGATTACCAGCCACACTTCCTTCATTTGGTATTAGACGAGAAGGAATCCTGTAAAATCTTCCCGTGTACCCTTTACACTCTTCATCCTGACACTTTTGTGCAATCATACCGGATGGACGTAAACAAAACCATACATGGTTACTCTTGTGTTCTCTTTTCACATGGTCACAGTAACGAGACGTTGTTCCTATCCAGTAATCCTTTTTGTTTTTACATTTGTTCACTTTAGCAATTTTTGCAGCCGCCTGTCCTGGAATATTTGTACGAATATACATCTCGAGATCCGAAAAGTGAGAAGAAGTCGATGTTTCGTGTGAAATGTGTACAGCTCCTTCGACACGAATCGAGAACATTTTCAGGTACTCGACACTTGGGCTCTTATCTTCAAACTCCGTGAACGTTCCGTCGTTGCGAATTTCACCCCATGGAATGTATGGTGTACTATCTGGTTCGTTTTTTAGGGACCATAACATTCGAAGTCCGCTTCCTGCATAGACACTCGCATCTATGATCTTTTCCCAATCAGGACCTAATTCTGAAAGGATGTTCAAACGTAATGAATTTGCTTTTTGCTTTGTCACGACTGATTCCGGCCATATGATATGGAGTCCGTATTTTTGGCCTCCTTCAACCGGTCTAGGCCGAGCCCTTGCGAGTACACACGGACCCAAATCGTAAAGAATCTTCGCAATCACGAGCGAAACCTTTACGAAATCGAGTTCATGCTCATCAGAAACAAAATCAACATCGACAAAAAACCGAAAATGCGGGGTCGTCTTCTTCTCGACGACACACAGTCGTTCGCTGTGGAGAATGTCCCCTATGTAATCATAGTAGAAGCTATCCCCTGCAGTGAGCGTACCGCCATCTAGAAGAAGATGTGTCTTACCATTCTTACACATCCATTTATTAATTTCTCTCATGTGTAACTATTTCTTAATACTAAACGGTATTCTTTTATCTGTATTGTACAATGCATCGTGAAACTCTATATTCTCGAGTACGTACTCTTGAATCATAGTCCAAATATTTTTTCTATGTTTTATTCCGTTTATAGTATCGAATTCTATAAAGTCATTTTCATCGTACTGTTTGCGAAATTGAATTTGATTTTTATCCATGAGTTCTTTTCTGAAATCGAACTGTGTTATGAACTTCTCCTGATCACATAATGACATAGGAAAGTCTATTATGTATACATGATATACATTCAGTATGTCACATGGGTCTTTCAATGTGAATTTGAAATATGAATAAGACCCATTTGTTATGTTTATGACACCTCGCGTCTCTTCTTCGAGTTCTCTGAGTGCACATCGAAGAGGGTTGAATATTTCTCTTTTTCGACACCCGCCAGTCACAAATGTCCATTCTCTGAACCGTTTATCATGAACAATCAAGAAATGCGGTTCTCCTTGTATGAAATATACGGGTATTGCGATCGCCTTGTGGCGTTCCATCATTCATACTATACTAAACAAAACATTTTAAGATGCATAAAGAACACCCGCCATGCCATTTTGGATACGAAGAATATTGTAGTTTACAGCATAGAAATATTGTGTGTTTGCATTCGGCGCTCTCGCGATCAGCTGGAAATTGGAGTTCACAGGCGCGATGAGGCGGAATGTGTCTATGCGAGAAAAGTTGATGGTTCCGGTTGGCTGAAGCTTGGATGTGTCCAGACAGAACGGGACGATTGCAACTTGTGCAGTGTCTGCGGAACCGGCGTACGGTTTGTAACCGAACGGGGTCAGGTAATACTGGTTCACGTCGACCCAATGATCCAGAGACTTTGTCTCACCGATATCATTTCCGTTGATTTGAATCTTGAACTGGAGGAGTGCTGCGTTTGTAGCCTCACCGAGTGTAGATTCAGTATTGCCACCAGTGTACACAGAAGCGTAATTGTTAGACTCGAATGCGATGAACTTCACCGGTTGAGACAGAGCAAACTCATAATTGTTCACTTTAGTGATGACGGACCGGTGAACTTGGGTAATCAGAATGTCATGAGACTTGTTTGCAAAGTACTCACGCTCCTCCTTGTCGAGATAGATGAACCGAGTCCAGACGGCGATGGAATCGTTCACGGCGGCGCCCCATGTGATACGAAGCTCGACGTCATGATACTGCAGAGCCACCAGAGGCAGAACGGATTGCCAATCCTTGCAGAAGAAGAATTTCAGAGGGAAAAAGTTGGACACGGCGGAAGTGGTCACGTCACGAGTGGAGAAGGTCTGTGCGCCGACAACTGGCTCGATGTTTGAGCAGTATCTCACGTCGTGCGTGTCAATAATTTGACCGCCGATCAGAAGCTCAATCTTGTCGATAACCTGATCCCACCGTTGAAGAACGTTGCTCATGTTGGTTCTCGGATCCAGAGATGTGAGGTACACATGACTGAGAAGATCACCCTTCTTCTCGAACCGAACAAGGGAAGTCGAACCCTGGGCCGGTGTTCCTTGGATGAGCTGGCGCTCTACGGTGGATGCGAAGTGTGTGTAACGCTTGTAGCTGGAGCGAAAGAAGGATACTTCAGGAGATCCTGAGAGATATGCGTCCTGAACACCAGTTGCGACGAGTTGCGTAATTCCACCAGACATTTAATGTAACAATCGATTTTTTTTCTGCGTTTAGCCGCTCAGAGGCGGAATTGCAATCGGGTTATTCTTGAGTACACTCTGTGCAAGGGACAGATTACCAGTCCACGGGTTTTGAGTAGATTTATGCTCGTTCAGTTTGTAATATTGAGTGTCTATGTACTGTTGGAAGCGGGTGCCATTCGGCACACCCGGTTCGTTCGTCTCGTACTCGCGTCTCAGATTTGTGACGAGACCACCTGCGTCAAGAGGATCCGCGCGAACATTCATGCGTTGGCCATTACCTGAACGGTCCTCTTTGCTTCTGTTGTCTGTGATTCGAGGGAGTTGCTTGAAGTGTCCTGCGGACGAGTTGTCACTGTACGCTTGGTACACATTGTACTGTGACGGACCGTACTGCAAGTCGTCATCGTCGACTCTGTATCCAGTCTCCTGTCTGATTGTGGGCCTAGCCGTCTTTATATAATCTGCGCGTGATTCGGGTCCTCTGAGGGCGCCACCTTGGCCCTGGCCGTTATTTGCAGGGGCTTGGTACGTGTACAGCTTCTCTGGAAATTGCGTGAGTTTACCTATTATACCAGCTCCATTCTTTACGACTGCGTCAATAGGACCACCTGTGTTTCCGGGAAGTTGTATGAGGCGTTCATCATTCACATTGTTTGGAAGAACTCTGAAATATTGTTGAAACCCGCCAGTAGCAGGTACGTTCGAGTCTACACCGAGACCGGGTCCGACATTCCTTCGCTCGATTGGCTGAAGATTGTTCATCTTGTTCGTGAGCGGCTCGCGATCGTAAAAGTTGTACACCGGTTGACCAAACGGAAGCTGGGGTTCTTTATCTTGAAGACTATCTATTTCACATTTGGGAGGGAACCGAATGGTACCAAACTCTTTACCCTCGTTCGGATTTTGAATTGCTCTGCCGTCCAAAAATCCTCTGTACTCGTATTGATTATTGCTCGCAGTTTGACGACACGCCACACCTGTATCTTTTACACTGAGTAATTCTGACGGTTCTTCATCGTCTTTACTTAGCTTTTGACCCGCAAAAACGAGACCTACAATTGCTGCGATGGACCAAGGATCCATTTACTAGATTACGAGGAAATTTTTCCGTATCTCTGTTCGAATCGAATATTGTGATCCTGTGCGTATGTGTCTATGGGTTGCCAATTTTTCACTGGAAAAGCCGGGTCCTGGATGTACAGATTCGGAAAATCGAACGCCGTTGCAGTCCAATCTTTCTTGTACGCAAATGTGGATTGTGGCCTGAGCATATCGTCAGTCATAACGAGATCCTCTATGGTGGTACTCATTTCTTTTACTGTATCAATACATTTTTTAAGACGATTTAGATCTTTGTCCAGCGCCAAATAAAGTTCGTCGTTGGACAGATTCTACTCCTCGTCCCATGGGTCCGTCTATGTTACAGAATTCGGGATTGTCTCTGCACACGGGCATGAGCATGTTACTGTAAGCGCCATCTATGAATTGTTGGTTGTCCATGCTCGGCGCCGTGTAAAAGTTGTGCTCGGAGAACCAGCGGCCCTCCATGAACGGGTGGACTGCGTCCCACTTCTCTTTAAAAGATTTACGGTCTGGAGGTCCTACGCCCATTGCTGCACCGTTGTTCATGAGATTACCGTCGCCGATTGATTTTTGGCTGTACACGTACTCGGTATCACGAATCATACCATTTTTATACATGTAATACAATGCACCAAGAGCAACTGCCGCCATTATTAAAATCCTCACGTCCCTACGGATGATGTAGAGTATACACGCAAGATACAATATGAATCGCGTAGTCGCGTATACTCTTTCCTTTGCAGTTTGTTTTTCAGTTGGCCAAAACTGAAGAACCTTATCAGATCTAAAAAGTTCATCCATTGTCATCATTTACTTTTGCTGAGAAATTGTATTCATAAGTTCCATGAGTGAAAATGCACCGGATGCGTCGACGTCCTTCATTTGACCTGCACACTTCTCAGCCATCTGTTCAATCATGGTGAGCGTATCCTTTGGAAAAGTCTTGATTGTGGTACCTAGAATGAATAGAGTCTGCAAGTATTGCCAGATGGCAGCCTTTGTGGTATCGGTCGATTCAGTCCACATGGTACACAGATCGATATCACCGAGGGCGTCGATATCCTTACTATTCTCAGTAAGGAACGTGTCGTCCTTCGACATGATTTTTGCGCCGTACGGCTTCACAGCACCTATGAAATTGTCAAGAATCTGTGAAGGAGATGTCTGTCTGAGAAGTTCAAATGCCGCCTGAAATTTGATAACCGCCTTGTTCTCCGGAAATGTGAGGTTCAACTCGGTAAGGAACTGGTCCATCATCTCATTGAATGCATTTACGGTGGTAGCCATTTATACATGTACACATGTTGTCTTTAATTTAAAACGGCTCTTTAGAAATTGTTTCATATTGACCGTTTCCGGTATACACGATAAAGTACACAAGTGCGCCTACAAAAAGTGCTGGCTTTGTATACGCTGAATTTGGAAGTTGTTTTTCCTTTTCTGTTCCTGAGCTACTGTGTTTGAAATACACAGCCATCATGGTTACGAATGCTGCGAATATGGCTGCGCTCAATGGATTTTTCATATACTTCTCCATTTACTCTGATGATGATATTTTATCTGGTGCGTCCGGAAACAGTTCTGCGGCGTCCTCACCGTCGCCTCCGTGGTGACCCCCTTCGGTACTTCCTTTAGGAACTTGTATAGTCTTTGGTTCATCTTCGTCGTTACACTCTTCTTCAGTCGCCTTTAAGTCGTCACTGTTTGCAGTAGTAGTTGCGGCGGAGGTGCCAGCGTTGGCTTCTTCGGTGGTGGTGAAACCACCACCGTCTTGTTCATCATCTTCTTTTCCTGTGAATGATATGTCATCGCCTGTTGCGGGGATGTGATTGTTTATGATATCCATAGTGGGTATGAGTTTATCGATCGAGTTTGAAATACATTCTTGGAGTCTCTTATCGAGTTCGCGAGTTCGATCATTTTCGGGAAGTTTCATAACGTACGGGTCTTCGTAAAGATCGTGTGCGCAATCTACGAAACATGTATGAACGAATATTTCGTCTGTAGGAAGTTTTACATCGAGTCTTTTACTCTTTGTGTTTGTCCTGATTCCATCGGATATCATTTTTATGTATGATACGAAGAGTGCGATGAGGATTTTTTTGAATCCCGGACACCGTACGACGATATCATCAATTTGTTTCTTTACTTGAGTACTTGTCCAATTGGGAATTTTCTTGATTGCCTTTTGGAACTTTATGAGTTGATTATTGAGACCCTCTTTATTTTCTGGGTCTAGGTACGTATCGGGATTGTCGTAGACGCTTATGAAAAAGTCGCGAATCACTGGTCTGACGTGTTTAGTAACTTCACGGGAAAACCACTCGACTGGCTTCATTATTATTTACTACATCAATTCATATTTTTTCCTAAGGGAGTCCGCAGCCTTTTTGAGATTTGCGAGGCTTGGGAGTTCATCGTCTGCTGCTGATGCGGCTGTTGTGGTGGCGGCTTTCTTTTTTGGAACTTTCTTTGGACCCCATGCAGTGTGTAAAATACCTACTGTGAGTATACTTGTTCTGTATCCGAGTCGTACAAGTTGTCTATGAATATACATGGTCATTTTGGACATGTCAAATGTAGGAAACCCAAATACGTACTCTGGAATTTTCACAATGCATTCTGAACGTCCGAATGTATGATACATGTCAATTTTGCGACATATTTGTACGAGTATCCGTGTGTACAACTCTTTTTTGACATGGCGTTTTGATTGATTTCTCTCTTCGAGTTCGCGTGCTGAGAGGAGCATCTTATTACATTATACGGATACTGATTTTCTGTCGTAATATCCCACCATATTCTCGGATCTCAAATTATCGTGTATCTTCGCCATAGTTATTTCGGGCGGTTTAATATTCAGAATGTCCCCGTACTTTTGACGAGCGACGTACCCTTTGAATGGACTTTGAGCTTCTGGTGGAACTGATGATTTATCGAGAGAGAAGAGTGTTTTACCATCCGTCGTGACATCATATTGAATTCCATAATATCCGTCAGTATTCAAAAACATAAATCGACCCATGTACACACCAGAAGGAGCAGAAGAGTCTTCTTTTTGAAAGTATATAGTTTCGATCGGGTATACGTTCGGTTCTCTTTCCTGAATGAGATTCAGGGTATTCTGTAAAAGTTCTGGTTCGAACCCTTCGATGACGGCGCCGCCGAGAAGAGCAACAGGTGCTTGTTCGTTACGCATGACATAAAGAAGAACCCCGAGACCTGCGATTGCTGCGATCAATTCTCTCATTTAAAATACAATTTATATAAAAAATAAATGGCGGGTGTTCTCGTGATTAGTGAAAAGTGTCCATATTGTCTAGAAGTTATGAATTTTATAAAGGATCACCCTGTGCTTATACCGATGATAAAGGTACACAATATAAATAGAGAAGGAGTACCAGAAGGAATCACACGAGTACCTATTTTGATAACTTCTACGAACAAGAGACACACAGGGATAGAAGTACTCAGATGGCTGGAGACTATGATACCTACAAACTTTGAAGGAAACTGGTGTTCAACGTGCGCAGTCTCAAATTTTGATGAGCCGGTCGATGAAATCGGGGACAGTTTTCCCCTGGATGCATACGGTATAAGTTTAGCTCCTCCTATAACGAATGAACTCAAACAAAAAATTGATCGTTCTGTGAACGATGCGTATGCAGACATTAAAAAGAACGCTCACAAGTAAAAACAAGGATGTTTCTCAAAACAGTTCAAGCAACGGCTATAAAGTCTCTCTTGGAAGTTTTAAA